GGTAACTCCTCGTCAATAGTTGCTTCAAGTTCTCGTTTAGGTGGAAATTTAAAAGGCGCTTGGGCTACTTTAAAAGCCATTATCTTATCTCTATTACTAGAATCCATAGTAGGTAGGACGCTCATAGAGTTAGGGTCATCATTCAGACTCAATATAATTCGACCCGCCCATGGGAGCGTGACAGCGTCTGCGTATTTAGCCATGAATTGAATCTTTGGGTTTGCTACCCCTCTTTTAATTAGTTCTGTAGCCTTACGTTGATCTTGGAAAGAAGCTGCTGAAACAGTATCATCAATCACCCAGCAAGCAGCTCGGCCTAAATCTTTATTAAATTTTGTTCCCCCAGACAGGTAGTCACTAGCATCAGCAAAACCACCCACGAGTGCTGCGATAATTTTATTAGACATTAGTGTCTTCCCTCGTTTAGCGGGGCCAACAAGAATACACGCTTGCCCTTGGTCTTCTCTGTTATTTAAGAAAGCTGTATAAAATCTTTGTAGCCAAGCGAAAAAGTAATACTTAGTTCTAATGTCTTTTGAATCTACAAAGAACTGATCAAAAAATTTATTTAAGAATGGCCATTCTAAAATGTCCCCATCTTCTGCCGGATGAATTGGTTCTACGGTAGCACTGTTAAGAATCTGCATCCCATTAAACGGGACAATTCTTTTGTTACGTCTGAAAACAACAGGGGCAATTTCATCTATACGATTTTGATTACTTACCAGAATTATGGCTGAGTCTACTTCGGAAACAAACTCGCCTTTTTTAGGTTTGTTCTTAAATCCTCTTTGCCTTAGCTCTAGAACAAGCTGATCTCTTGGTATAGTTTTTGCAGTCCCATCTAATTGTTTAAAGAACTGTTTACCATTAAACCAATACTCATCCAAAAGATTACCCATCTTTTGTTCTTCAAAATCTTTTACAAAAGCAGGGCCAAAAATATCACGCCATGTCATCCAACCTTTATCACGATCAGAGTATACAACCATCCCATCTTCAAACACCTGACATCCTTCTCGCTCAATATCATCGTCTAACCAAAACAAAGGGCCACGGGAACCCACTTCAAAATCACCGATCCACCTATCTGGAAATCTTTCTTGGACTTCTTTACTGATAATTTCTATTGGGATGGATGTGTCTTTAGACTCAGGAGGTTTTTCTTTTGCCGCTTTGAATAAAGCTGTTTGCACTATTGTGCTGGGGATAAACCCACCCATGTTTACCCAGTCAGAGCCAAGCTCAAAATATTGAGATGCTTGTTCTGATTTAGAATCATACCCAGCTAAGATTTTGTTAAACTGTAAGACCGATTTAAGCTGTTTAAAAAATGCGGATACTAACGTGTGGTGGATAGAAAGAGGTTCTTCAAACTCCATCACTAATCTGATATAACCACTTTGTGTCCTTGTCCTCCATGTAGGTAGTGCTTTATCACATTTTGATTTAATGATGTCATCGATATTATTCCAATCAGGTGGGGCATCAAAATCCAAAACTAGTCCGTAGATTTTTGCTATTTTGTTTTCCCCCTCAATTCTTGAGGTCGGGGTCAAGCCTTCAAACAAGGAATAAAAACAATGCTCTGTATCTTTCTTAGCACACCATTCACGGTATTTAGCTTTAGTTGAGAAAGAAGGCTTATCAGCTAACTTAATTACAGAGGGGTCATCAGTGCTTTTGCACCGCTTATCTTTCAAGTTTTTAATGTATTTGTATTTCATTTTTATTTTTCGTAGCGTGTTAAAATTGAGCCCTCGGCATCAAGTGGAATATCTGGGATCCATTCAGGTGGCGTGGACATAATTGAGGTTACTTCTTTTAAAGTGTGCTCGGCTTCTTTTTCTGGGGTCTCTATGACAAGCTCATCGTGGACATGCATAATTATTTTATAACCTGCTTTATCCACTCGTAGAAGCATATCTGAAAAAATATCTCTCGCTAATGCTTGTGAGGCATTCTCAGCTACGAGGCCACCCCACAGTCGAACATCTACGTTCCGCCCATTTCTAATGACTTTAGCTAAATATTCTTTCGGGCCTCGGTTACTTTTGCCATACCCTTCTCTAATCACACCATAGTTCAAAACTCTTCCGTTTGGTAATTCAACTGTTAACTCTGTATGTAGTGTTTTATTTGCTTCATTCGCCCCAGCAATATCTTCATTGTATTCGTTCCACAGGTTTTTTACTTTAAACATTTTCGATCTATACCTCTGAACGCGCACAGCAGCCTCGGTTTCTGGGATGTTTGACATACTCGCAAAACGAGAAACCCCCGCTCCATAACCACAACCTAGCACCATGGTTTTCACATCGTGCCGTAGTTGTGGATTCTCCTTCTTAAGAACTCCTTCAGTTTCAGACCACAAACCGAAACGTATTGCAAAAGCCTCATAGATGTCTGAGGTTAAGGCTATTTCCGATAGCATTTCTTTGTCCCTTGCTAACCAACATAATGTCCGGACTTCAATCTGCGACAAATCAACAACTACAAGTCTATGGTTTTTTTCTGGGCAAATTAAATGCCGCAAGTTTACGCCAAATAAAGCGCTTCTAGGTAAATTTTGTAAATTTAAATTACCACCAGACCCACTAAACCGCCCAGTGTGTGCTCCAAAATACATACACCCACCATAAAATCTTTTATCTGGGAGTGTTGCATAATCAAAGCTCTCTAGTTTCTTTTTTAAAGCGTTAATTCTTCGCCAATCTTTGACAGCCATAATCCATTTATGGTTCTGCCCATTTTCTTCTAACCATTTCTGAGCTTCCTCATCTGTTTGAGCTAAACTAGTTGGCGGTTCTAACCCCACCAGTCTACATTGAGCATCAAAAGCGGCTCGACTTAATAGCGGTTTATCACCAACCCATGGGATATTTTCTTCTGCTTCAAATAGAGATTCTTTAATAGTAACAAGTTGCTCTTCAAGAAGAGCTGTATCAATAGGTATACCTGTTTGCACAATCTTGCGATTGACTATACTAATTTGTCTTTCTGATTCAGGCCACTTATCCGAGAGACTTTCCCACAATTTCAGGCAGAGCACGCTATCTTTTAAAGCATACTCGCTGACTTCTTCTTTAAATTCCTCATCCATTTCAGACCACTTCTTACCAGACATATTGTCGCGAGTGCTCTTATCAACCTTAATATCAAATAAGACCCCAGTTGATCCTTTGAGAGATCTGGGCAGTTTACAATATGCAGCTAGATCTGCGGTGCAGTGCCACTCTGCGGGTTCACAGTTATCCCACCAGTTTTGAGATACACCATACAGAAACAATGTCTCATCGAATGAGGCGTTGTGGGATAATACAATGTTATCATTTAGTAAGGACCAGTTAAATTCTTTGGGGTGCCCAACATAACTAGTTCCCTCATTGCCCACCACGGAAACCATGTAAGCATCGAATTGTGGGTGTGCAAAATACCCAACAGGACCGTAGGTTTTTATACTACACTCCTTGTCGTAGTAGGACTCAAAGTCCAAAGCAAAAATTTTTTGAGACATATAATTAAAAAGTAGCCCCGCCCCCCTAACACACACTACAACAGGGGGACAGGGCATTTAACCAAGAGCTTTTATGCGGTTACTCTTGAGGTGATGAACTTGACCAGTCAAAAGATAAGACCGCCGCAATACCAAATTGTTTATTCTACAACTTCAAATTCAGATTGCTCTGGCGTGTTGCTAAGGTTTTCATTTAACCCAGCAAGTAGAATTCTATTGGCTTCAATTGCTTGATTAGTATCAACTAAAAGTTGTTCTAATTTTGCAATGCTATCATTTAATTGATCGACCTCTCCTTGGAAGACCTGTCTTGGATCTAAACTCATTGTCCTAAAAACCCTTCTACAAATTCTACAACATCATCTGAGGAATTATCAGCAGACACACCTAGCATTGGCGCATACCATGAGTATTTACCACGACTTAATAGAGTGCTTTTGAAATTCCACTCACGAGTGTGGAGCGGAGTCTTCCGGTTAAATTGTGCAAATGTGTATAGACGTTTAAAGGTTTGTCGATAAGCATCCTTTGCAGTATTGATCTTACCAATCGCGTAGAAATCTTTTCCAATAGGTAGTGGATATTTTTCTGGCTCATCTCCTTTTGGATCTCCTTTAAACAGCAGTGTAATTTCTGCAAATTCTAAAAGATCGTATGAAGAATCATTAGCGAGATCTTTTCTCTCTTCTTCATTCCATGCAATGCGTGGAACTTCATCTGAGTCAAATTTAATATCCTCACGCCATGCTTTAGCAGCAATCAGGGGGATGACCCTAATATCTTCTTCTGGAGCACCAATGATGTAGGTCTTATCAATTACAACGGAACCATATGGTGCGGGTTCCCCGTCAGGCCCAAAAATGTCTGACGTTTTTTGGACGATGTTAATCCTCGGAATATCAATATCTGAGGAATCAATGTTAGCACTAAATGGGTTTACTACAGCCAGTGCCTTTTCTTCTTTAATTAACTTACTCATGTTTCTTGTTTCTGTTTTTCTGTTTTTCTTGTTTCTGTTTAATCCCTACGACAATGTGTGACGCGGGGGTGATTTTGTAATGATGCCTGCTGCATCACAAGCTTCAGTAAACTGCATACTTGCTTTGCGTTTCAAACCCTTGTCGGCCTTTGCGCCAACACAATTACTAACCTTAGCTAGGGGGATTGATACCTGCTCCATTATTTCCTCGATAGTCATGCCATACTCTTTTGCGACTTCAAAGAACTTTTTGTGATCTGTTATACTTTTTCGGCCAGCCATTGTTTTAAGCTGTAGTGTAGGAAATTCAACGCCGTCTTGAGCTAGGGATACGGCACGCTTTTTAAATCTATCTGCCCAGTTAGTAACCATTTTTTGAATCAACCAAAGCTGTTCAATTACTGCTGGATCTTCAACGGAATCTAAATCTACATCAGGAAGAGTAGGGTCTAGCTTTTTAGCTACCTCAACTACAATGCCGCCCAAAGCAGGGCAAACATCTTCGTATTTGCAGAATCTACAATTAACATTGGGGGAGAGTTCTTCAAGATTCGGGGTTCCGGATTCCCATTTAGGTCGAACCTTTTCAGCTTTTAGAATTACTTTAGACAGCGCCTCAATTAAATCCTCCAGATCTTCTCGGTAAAATACGTGTGTTAAAATCTCATTCCTTTGTGGTATAAAAAACACAAAGTCTACTGTAGTAAGTTCCGGATACTTCTGGAATACTCCGATTGTATATGCCTTAGCTTGGTAATTATTTTCTGGAGAATCAATAAGACTTATGCCTGTCTTGTAATCGATTAGGCAAGCATCAACATTGTCAAAGACAATTAAGTAATCGCAAGTCCCGTAGGTAGACGTGCCATTCAAAGCTACGTCCAATTGAATCTCGGCCTGTTCTGCTGTGACACGCCTATTCTCTCTGTAGTTCTTAAGGTATTCCTCTTGATCTGAAACTATCTCTTTGTATATGCTGACCTCTTCATCCGACTGTAAGTTGGATGGATCCAAGATTTCAATGGCCTCGTGAATACGCGTGCCCATTTCGGCTGCGGCATTAGTGCCGCTACGGCCAGTATATCCAGCGCATCCGGCACAATATTTTAAAGAAGAAGGAGAAAACTCTGCGTGCCCCCGCTCAGAGTGGTTAGGTTGTTGCATGGGCAGACCATGTCAGACCTAAAAAGTTACTCAAGAACTTTCTTCAATCTTTTTCCCTCCCAAATATATCTAGCGATTAGAAAGGCGTCGATCATTCCGTCATGCGGTTTACGGCACCGCTTATTCTTCAACCAGTTTTCTTCCGGAGCTATTTGTTGAGCTTTGTATAATGCGGCTTGTTTAGTCATACCCTTTGGAACAAAGCCCAAAATAGTTTTTTGCCACTTGTGGACACTTACTCGTGAAATGTCGAAGGTAGACGTTTCAGCCATGCCCAGAATTTTGCCGAAACTTAGAGCCATGGATCTCACGGCTTGTGAACTTTTAGCGTGAGCTAATGGTTCTTCCACAGCTAGGAGAAATGGTGTGTTTAAAAAGTTCAACCACTTCTTTATTTGAGCCGTGTCTACTTCTCTTTTTTTAGCCACCCATATTGTGGGCATCGCTATTTTGGCTATTACAGATCCGTCATGATCTGATATAGCACACAAGCCCCCATCTAATCCGTTATCAACACCAACAATCAAAATAAATTTAATGTAATAATTAAACCATGGCCCTCTTCCGGAACATACACGAATACATTTTTTGGGAGTGCTTGTAAGAAAAATACTTCCTTACCATTGCTAGGGTTAACACGGTAAAAAAGACCCTGCAATTTTTTGACTTCAAAGTAAAAGTCATTTTTTACTGCATCTTCTTTTCTAATTATTACTTTAGGATTCTTAATTAAGAGCCGGTCTTTAAATAAATTCATTTCTCTATGATAGACGTGTCTAGGAAACAAGGGGACGAAGGCCCCAGATCTGTTTCGATAAGTTGATTAATAGCTGTTCGGGCACCTTCTTCAGATAAACCTTGCTCTTCCTTTAAAATTTCAAGCACCACAGATTGAGAATAACAAGCAGCCGGATCCCCATTAGCGTGTTCAATTACACCAACTAGGGCACTTTCAAACATGCTGAAGAATATTACTTCTGCAAAACAGTCCTCGGTGATTGGTTCGCTTAAGAACTCAAAATCCGTTTTAGTCTTTGATCGATCACGGTAAGGATCTTTTTTAGGATCATACTCACCAGAGTAGTTGTTAAAATCATTGATCATTTGGTTCAACATCTATGATAGTTCCAGAACCTCTGTCTGCTTTCTTGTTGTTGAGGATGGAAATATCAATTTGCATCCTACTACCACCCCCACCTGTCTTAGAATTAAGCCCTAAATTTCTTCTAATTAATTGATCCAATTCGGATAACTCTCTTACGGACTTTGGACCTTTAAGATTTTTCATACTATCGCGCAGCAATTTAATTCCCGCCGCCGCAATATAATGCTGATATTTTTCAGCGGGACTGCTTTGAGATTCAGCAATCTCTAACATTGATTCATCTTCTTCTACGCGAGCATCATGTTTAGCTCGCAAGATTGCCTCATCTGTCATGTTGTTGAGGTTGTTATCAATGTCTTTTGCTAACTTGTCTCCTGATTCCTCAACCTTTTCGGGTGCAACTAAACCTTGTTTCCTTGCAGGTATGCCACGTTTTTTAAACCACCTGCGAACAGTCGCGGGGTGGACATCAAGTTCTTTAGCGATGGCAGTATTCTTCCAATCTAAATTGTAGAGTTCTACAGCTCGCTCCTGTATGTCTTGATTTGAATTGAAACTCATCCTATTGTGTCCAAGAATTATGGCTTTAAACGATCAAAGGCGCAAGCAGTTACTGGAGCCTAGAGTGGATCCTAAAACAAAGAAGATGGACGTGGGTGGTTTTCAAATTCCCCCGACTAATACTATAACTGCCTTACTATTTGGTTTTGCAAACCATGAATCTGCAGCAGCTAAAGAATATTATTTCTGGAGGTGTTGTGATGAACTGTGGAACCACGAAGATTTGCCGGAGCCTTTAATGATTCGCCACCCATGGGCCACGTATATGATTCGTGAAGCCATAGAAAATAGATATCTGGCTGTAGGTGGATCCGCGTCTTCTGGTAAATCTCACACAATGGCTGCATGGGGGATTATTAACTGGTTGAGCCAGCCTGCGGACACACTGGTTCTCATGACATCAACCACGTTGCGGGAGGCACGAAAGAGGATTTGGGGTTCAGTCATGTCTTTGCTATCCGTGATTGACGGAGCACCAATCAAGATTCGGGATTCAATAGGCAATGCCTCCTACATCAATGAGAAGGGAACACTGATCGAACGAGCAGGGTTATCTTTGATCGCTGCGGAGAAGTCTAAAACAAAAGAAGCAATCGGCAAATTCATTGGAATAAAACAACGCAGGGTGCTACTTTTAGCGGACGAGCTCTCGGAGCTCTCATCGGCCATCTTAAACGCGGGTCTCAGTAACTTATCAAAAAACCCGTATTTCCAAATGGTTGGGATGAGTAACCCAAACAGCCGATTTGATGCTTTTGGCGAATGGGCTACACCTAAAAATAATTGGGATTCTATTGATGCTAATACCGAAGATGAGTGGGATACGAAATGGAATGGAAAATATATCCGCTTAGATGGTGAACGGTCTCCCAATATTTTAGCCGGAGAAGTGATCTATCCATGGCTCCCGACCCAAGAAAAACTTGACGAAGACAAAGCATTGTTGGGTGTTGAGAGTAGGGGGTATATGCGAATGGTCCGAGCGGTGTTCTTTGACAGTGATGAGGCCACGGGCATTTATTCGGAGAACGAACTCACGTCTTCTGGTTCTTTGGGAAAAGTAAACTGGCAGGGAAATCCGGTAATGTTAGCGGGCCTCGACCCGAGCTTCACCAATGGGGGTGATCGCACTTGCTTGGCGTTAGCGAGATGTGGGTATGACACTACTGGTCAGTATGTTATAGAGTTCGGAAAAATCATTCATTTAAATGACGATGCCACAAATAAGGCTGTTCCACGAACCTACCAAATCGTTGAGCAGGTCCAGAAAGAATGTAAGAAGCACGGGGTGCTACCAGAGAATCTAAGTGTTGATGCCACGGGTGCGGGTGCTCCATTCTGTGATGTGCTGGCAGGTGAGTGGTCAAACAAATTTATGCGTATTTCTTTTGGTGGAAAAGCTAGTGATAAACGCGTTAGTGCGAACAGTTCTAAAATAGGTACAGAGTTGTATGTCAACCGTGTGTCAGAGTTGTGGTTTGTCGGAAAAGAATTGATGCGGACAAAGCAAATATTTGGGATTGATTCTGAGTTGGCTCAAGAAATGACTGCTAGGAATTATGATATGGTTAAAAGCGGGACTCTCCGTATGAAGATCGAATCTAAACCAGAGTTCAAAGCAAGGTTCGGTAGGAGCCCTGACCTTGCAGATGCAGCGTTTCTAGCCTTGGATTGTGCCCGCCAACGGTTGGGTTTAGTGGCCGTGGATCCCCCAGAAAAATCAGAGCATGGGTTTCTTCCAAAAAGAACTACAATTAAATCTTTACAAGGAGCTCTAAACAATTCCGAGACTACGCTACTCGATTGACATTGTAGCCGTAAAGAGATAAAATCTAAAGTATGTCGCAGATGTCGGAGAAACAGAAAGCTGAACAAAGGAGAAAGATCCTCGCAAAAGTGGGTGTTCCGAAGGAACAAATGGAACTCTACCAAATGCCCACGTCTGAAGAGCTTGATGCCGAGGAAAAAAAGTTGCCCCCCTTGCCGGGAGATGATTCACCGAAGCTTGGACTAGGGACACAGGGCTCAGGTGTTAGATCTACTCGGGGTGCTTTGAATAGTGACAGAACTTTGAAGGTGCCCAAGATCGGGCGTGGTGATGGGTTGAAGCCCACCATGAACCAAAGTCCATACGCACAAGAGTCATACGATTATGCCCGTCTCCGAAATAAGGTGAGGGATAAAAACTTTTACGCTATGGACAATGCTCAGCAAGAAACCGCTAAGCGCGACGAGAGGGCTTCTGATTTTAAATATCAAGCGTTGTCTAAAGATCGCCAAAAGTTTTTTAATAAGCCTGTCGTTCGTAAATCACCTTCAAAATTACAAGTAGGTAAACTAGGTGCGACTAAGAATGTTTACTCACCCCGCCGTGGGCTGAGGCGGGCCATGAGGACAGCCGATGTGGTAAGAAAACGTGGCTATGGTGACGTTGCTAGTGACATCGTCAGGGGTGGAGTCGGTCTTTCAGGTATACTTGCGACAAAACGCTCTACCCTTATGAAAAAAGCTATGGAGGAACAAGATCGTGAAGCTCAAGCAATTGCTGCCGCGAATACCGCAGCCGCCAAAAGAAGAGTGCGGGAACAATTTAAAGGAGAATAGCGTTAAATTTTATTTAATATGTCTGAACTTGATTATTCAAAAGATATTGCCGGACTTAAAAATTCTTACGGTTTACTTAACTCAGATGAGTTTGCCTCCATACAAGCAAGAAGGGCTCAAAAAATAACGCCACAGCTAGATGTATTAGATAGGAATCGGGCTATTCAACGGAAAGAGCGTAGTGAAGATCTTGCTTATAAAACAGCGAAACAAAACTTTAAAGCATCTAAGACTCAGATAGAGGAGCAAGACAAGGCACGAGAAGCTTTACGTCAGGCTACTTGGAAACTGCCTTCTGTGCTAGAGGATAACTCTTTATCGACGGAGGAAAAAATCACATCAGTTAATACGTTTCTCCTTGAGAATCCACAGTTGAATGCGGCTTATCCAAGCATAGGTAGAAGTGCTTTGGATACTCTTCGTTTTAAATCGCAGAAAGAACAACAAGAAAAAGCAGAGGCAGAAACGAAACTACGGCGGGAAGAAGCCCGTGAACGTAACATAAGACAATATACATTAACTGCCGCCAGCGCAATTAGATCTGCTGAAGGGCAAGAGTTTTTCAAAAGAGCTCAAGACGTATTGAATGATACCCCCGACCGAGAAGAAGCCGAGGGAGTTTATTTCAGAAACCTTGCTAACATAATGGCCGCAGAAGGCCGTGCTACTGTGGATCTTCAGAAACAACGTGATGAGGCTAGACTTGATGCTGCTCGGCTTAAGGCTCAGGGTGAAGCGGAAGAAGAACTTCGTGACAGGAATGAAGAAAATTTTGAGGCAGCAACCCGTGATCTTGATGACGCGTTGGCAATATACGCGTCAAATATTGATGAAGCCGGTGAAGCGTATTTGGCTAAGATGGCCGCTGAGCAAGGCCCTGCGCGAAAGGAGGGGGCTAGAAAGAAAGCGTTCCCAGCAAAAAACCGAAAGGAGCAACAAAACGTATTTTTAGAATTCGTTGCTCGTAAAATCTTTGAGTTTAATGGTAAGCAATATAGGGTGGACATGGAAAAAGTTGAGGAAAAACAATCTTTCTTAGAGCAACAGCAAGAAATTAGACGGCAGATCAGGGCATTTAAAAATGAAAAGCCCAAAGAAATGACGCCAGCAGAAAAACTGATGCTCAAAAACGCGATGGGATAAAGGCCCTATATAAACAATCAAGCTTCTGCTAAGTCAGACTCAAGCACAATGAACGAAATAGAACTAACGCCATACTCTGTATGGTCCGCAAACCCCGATAATAAATATAACGACCCAGTAGAATCTTGGTCTAATTATTTTGACAATCAACGAGAAGAATTTACAGCCATAGGGAAGTATGATGAAGAAGTTGAACAAGGGATCCAGTCCACTTTAGCTTCTGTTTTAGTAGGCAAGGGAATTCTTAATCAAGATAATGCTGAAGAGATTCAAAAAAAACTAGTTGGGATACAAAACAAAAATTCTCTAGGGGATGATCTTAAATTTCTAAGCACCCACTTTGATCCAGAGGCGATGGAGATGAGCGAGGAAAGATTCGCTGACATTAATGATTTTAACAACGCTGTTTATGAGAACCAAATACCAGAAGGTTTTAGCGTTGATGACCTTGATGATATTACTAAGGAAGTAAAGAAGGCTAGAAAAAACTTTGTCACGAACTTATACGGGACAGGCCAAATTGATGCTGGTGTTTATTTCGATGAAGATGGGAGTAGAATTTTCGTAGGTGGTCGTTTAAAGGATGGCGATACTTTTGAAAACATTGTAGCTAATTCCAAAAAATATGGGGTAAAAGCATCGGACTTTCTTGCGTTAAAAAAATTACAAGAGCCTGCGGGTGGTGTGTATGGGGATATTCCTAAGCATGAATTAGCTGAAGGTAATGCGGCACTACAAGAAATTAATGCCATCATTAACGAAGGTGACGGTAGAGATTTCCTAGACTTGAGGGGGAAGATGACGGGCCTAGCTCTAGCGAAAAGAAAGAAGGATGAATATGGTTTTTGGGCTAACACTGTGCATAGCGGACAGGATCTGTTAGGAGATGCCCTACGTAATGCACGTATTGGATTTAACTTTCTTACGTTTGACGAAGATGAAGAAGAACTTCTAAGGGCTCAAAAACTATTTGAGAGTCAGCAAGACCTTGCATTAGAAAAAAATGAGGTGGTTAAAAAGCAAGTCCTTGATCAGCTTTCAAAGATAACACAAAGATCTGGGCCTGTATTTGAACAGGCCGTTGAAAGTTACATTGAGAAGATTAATGCTGACGGTATTCAAGACTCTGCTTTTGGTTATGATGGCCGAGAGTTTGACGAAGATGACCTAGCAAGCAATATTCGCAGGACAAAATATTATGGGGTATTAGTCCATAATGCACTTAATGTTAAACCCGTTGAATTTAGAACAGCCTTGTCAGAATTTGGTCTATCTGATCGAGACATTGAGGTTGAAGATGTTAAGCGTGTAGCAAATCTAGAAAGCAATTTCTCAAGCACTGATGAAGTCCTTGCAGAAACAATGGGTGATGACTGGCAATCAGCTAAAGCAGAGGGTAAGCAGCAGGGTTTAAATAACCATGAGATCCTAGAAAATTTTATTCGTGATAATGACGTAAGTGTTAAGTGGCGTGGGTTTGGTATGAGCGCGTGGCATAGTGTCACGGGTTTATTCTACGGTGCTGGTGCTCTTCTTGACACTGACTGGGGTCGCGATGGGATCGTTGAGAATGCTAAACAAATTAATCTTAATAGAGAATTAGCAAACATCTACGGTGTGGAGATGGGCTTCGGGCAAGACCTCTCAGAAGCTCTTGCTCCTATGGTAGCAGACATGGTCGTGACGGCGGGTGCTGTAGGGTTAGCCGGAGTTACGTTCGGCGGTAGCCTTTCAGTATCTGGTGGGTATTTCGCAGCTAAATCTGCTGGCGGTGCTGCTGCTAGGGGTATCTTAGGAAGAGCTGTTGTGGCACGGACACTCATCGGTAATACGATGAAGAATACTTTAACTGGAGGTCTGGGTAAATATAGTCTTAGCCAACGGGTCTATCGAAACGCAGCAACAGGGGAGCTAAAGGAAGAAACTCTGGCGGCGGTAGCTAAAAGAATTAAAAAAGCTGGTGTCTTAAAAGGGTTAAAGCCGCGTGAATTAATAGGAGCTATCAAGAGCTACAATTCCCAACTAGCAAAGCATGTAGGTGTCAAAGCAGTGGGCACGTTTATTCCAGCAGCAGTTAGATCCGGCGGGGCTACGTATGGTTCTGTTTTCTCTTCCTTAGAGAAGGAGCTTACAGCCAAGTATTTTAAAGACGGTGAGTGGGCTGACGATTGGAATGAAGCTAGAGTAAAACAAGAAGCTCATTCAACTGCATACGGAACTGCTCTCATGGGTGGAACCGTAACGGGTCTTATAACTGCCAGCTTTGGGCAAATGTTTGGTGGGAAGCTCGGTGGTGTTGAAAGTGCCTTCCTTAAAGGTATGAGCTTCAAACAACTCAAGACTGTTACCGACAGACTTAGTGGATCTGTTTCTTCTGTAGAAGGTTTGAAAAGTTTGATGGCCCAATCAATTACAAAAACCTTTAAAAAATATGGAAGCTCTAAGGGCCTAGCATTTGCAGGAGCCGTGGTTGGTGAAGGCACTGAAGAAGCACTTGATACAATCATAAATCAAATGGTTGAAGATGCTTGGCAAAATAAAGAATCATCTCTGAGTGAAACGCTTGGTCAAGCTTGGCACGCCTTTAAACTAGGAGCTGTTCTTGGTGGGACTGCTACAGTAGGTGGTGCTCTTGTTAGAAAGGTGCCTGTTCTAGGCAATGCTGTTACAGACAGGCGTGGACTAGCTTCATTAGAGAGTTCTGTGATGGCTGACTTTGACGAACGAGTCGCGGAGGCTACGAAAGCAAACCCAGAACTTGCCCAACAAAGAGCTCAGCTAAAAACACTGGCTCCACAAACTGCGGAGGCCGCACAAAAAGTTTTAAAGAAGTTAAACGCTGAAGCTAAACAGAAAGCTGAAGCTAAGAAGCAGGGAGAAACCCCAGCACCCGAGCCTAGTGAAAGCGAAGCACCCGCTGTGGATCCTGAAGAAGGACCGCAGCCTGAATTTGTGATAAGCCTAGCTGGTTATGCAAAGAATAAGAAACCGCAACTAAGTTCTGATCTTACTGATCGCGCTAACATTATACTAAATGCGGCGATTGATAAAGAACGTGCCGCCGGAACTTGGGACACAAAGAGTGCAGCAGAAGTAAACAAGTATATCGAAGAAGAGAGTATCATCTCACTAGAGCAGGCTAAAAAAGATGTTGAACGGGAGGTTAGTAAACTAAAAGAAAAGATTTCAGCTAACCCTGACACAGATAAAACTTTTGAGAATCAAGAGTCTCCTGAAGAGAAGCAGAAGAGTATGATTGGAAATAGCCGCTGGACCTCAGAGTCTAGGAGAGCGGTTAATGAGCAGGGTGGAGTAGATCCTGAGACAGGAGATGCTGAAGCAAACTCAGCTCCGGTGGGACAGCACCAATATAAAACACCAGAGCAAAAGTATAACAACGCTATGTTGTCGCTTAAACTTGCTAGGGGTAAATGGGAACAAGCGGTAGAACAAGCTGCTCAACTACCCAAAGATAGCGAAGCTAGGAAGAAAGCAGAGCAAGCAATTGAAGATGGTTTAAACTCCGGCGAATTAATCGACCCCCGTAGGTATGCCGCTCTTAGTAAAGCAGCTAGGTCGTTAAAAGTTGAAGACGATATTGCTGACGAGGATATCACAGAGCATGACGAAGCACAGCTAGAAGATTTAGTTAACGGAGGTTTCCCTGTCTCTATAATTCAGGAACACTTACAAGCTCTTGGACTAACGCTAGACAAAACAGGGGATGATAACTTCAGGGCTTTATCTAAGAGATTGAGTAACTTAATTGAGGAGAAGTATCCTGTCTTCAAAAAGAATGTAACATCTAAGGACAAGTTACCTGATTTATTTTCGGCTGATCAGAAATACGTTTACTTAGATGAAGAAGGTAACGGGATATTTAACAATGACCCACAACAGATGATGACTTTCTTAAAGAGTCACATCCTTATTCCTGTTTCAGAAGAAGTATATGAAGCTTCGACCATAGCAGGCTCTGAAGTTAACCCTTCTTTTGTAATAGAAAAACGAGAAGGATCTAACCAAGCGTATGTGGTTGACATCCTAGTTCCAGTTAGAGGTGGTCTAGTTTCGGCATGGGCAGACTTCAGAAATATTCGTAAGAATAATTTTAATTATTCAAGAGTTAAAGGACTACTCCAAGATGTTGAGCAGCTTCAAGAAACAACTCCAGAAGATAGGCTGGATATCAAAGTTAAGAATCCTTTCCCATCTGTTGAGGGAACTGGGTCGGATCCAAACATAACTCTACGGGAGTTGCTTGCTTTAGCGGAAGATTTTAAAACTCTAAAACAATTTATCGAAGCAGGCGATCCACCTACTGGACCTGATAAGAAGCGGATAATGGTTGGCAGTGCTCAGAGCAGGAGTAGGTATTACACTGCGGCTGCTATGTCTCTCGGTCTTTCAATAAAGAAGAAAGTCTACGAGACTGCACAGCAAAATCCTTCCAACGATAACGCGACACAGGCACCATTTAATATGGCAAAGCTCCGCGACTTTTCTTTGGGATACTTCCAAGACATGGCTCGGTCTCGCAAAGAACAACAGGTTCTTAACCTTGGTGACCTCGTCAAACAGGGGGAGAGAATAGATAAAAACCCTAATTTTGATGCTGACAAGAATGCGTCAGCAGGGAATGGATTAGCTGAAACACCTACCCCACTTCCAGTTCTTCCGAAAACGGCAACTGGTAGATATTTACGATCTAACCTAGCTACAATTGCTACAGCTCTTGAAAAAGATCAGGAGCTTAGAGGAGATCTAATCGCGTTCATAGATGAAAAAGTTTTAGGTGAGAACTCGTCAGTACAAAACAAAAGCGCGTCCGCTCTTGTTGACTTACTACTACAGCACCTAGTTAAAGGTAACAATGTAGCGAGCGACTCTACGCTAGAGTTTCTGACCTATGTAAATAAGATCTCAGAAACTAATCCGGAAGCATACAATATGATTGTTGCTCTCCAAGCAATTGGCTTGTCTTCACCATCACTCCACCCTGACGTATCTACAGATGCAGATCTTCTTGCCTTCATAAAAGAGGAGATGGTCAAGGCATATGGGGATGTCGCACAAGACTTCAGTGATAGTAGCGTAGACGAATTCTTCCAGTTAGTGTCACATCATATAACTACCTTTAGACAAAACTCCATTACTACTGAAGAGTCTGATGCAGTTATCGAAGCTACAAACCTACAAGAAATTGAGGATCTAGGTTTGGTTGATGGTGATGTCGAGTCTGTCTTGGAAGCTATTCGGTTGATAAAAGAAAATGGTAAGCCTGAGTTTTTAAGACCACTGGCCAAAGTTATTTTAGATAACCCAGAGTTTGTTAAGACCATCGTCTTCAAGATAGAATCATCTGATCAAGGATTCTCTGGAGAATATGACGCCGAGACTGGACAGCCTATAATCACAATTAATCCACGGGGTGCCACAGGTGAGAGTGGTATAGCCGGAACCCTGCTTCATGAATATGCACACGCGTTTAGTGTAGACTTTGTGGCGATGCCTGTAGAGTTGAGAACTCCTGAGCACAACACACGCTTCGCGGAACTTGAAGCACACAGAGCCGAAGCCAGAGTAAAAGCTGAAGAGTTAAAAGACGAAGTATTCTTAAACGGAACAGCTAATGTAGAAGAGTTTATTGCCTACACCTTGACCAGCCAAGAGTTCCGTGGGTTTCTTGGGCCATCATTACTAGAAAAAATTCTACGAGTCGTTGCTAAAATTGTAACCTTTGGCCGAGCTAAACTGCCACCTACTGCATTACAGAAAAGTATCGCCAATGCTATGTCATCAGTCAGGGTTGGTGGTGCCCTAACACAAGCAGGGATCACGAATCACGTTGCAACAAGACTGTTTCAAACACAGACAGAACGTGCCAAAATTGCTGACGCTTATGGTGGTAAATCTAGTATCCTTGCTGAAGCTAGGTTAGAAGCAAAAGCTGAACAGTTTACAGAGTGGGTTCGGGATTATCTCCCCCCTGAAATTGTTATGTCTACAGATGAGACATCATCTGTTGTTGTCAAGATAGATGGTGAGACTGGTGTGCTAGTCTTCAACCCTAAACGAGCTGCCGTTAAACTATCGCAGTTAGTTTCTGATAGCGAGATTGATCCAGACAGACAAACACATTTGTTAGGTGCTCTGTTAAACGAAGAGATGGGGCACGCTGCCGCGAACCAAATCTTAACTGACGAGCAAGTCCTTGCTGTTATTCAGTCTATGGATGACACTGACTTTATTCGGATCATTAAAGAATACTATCCGGAGAGTGAGCAAGCAGAAGCTATTGCTCGTATGCGGAGTGAAGATGCTGAAGTATCTTCTGTTGAGAAATACAGGTTAGCCAACGAAGCCTTTGCAGCTCATGCCAGTATGGCCATGCGTGGGATGACCACCAACGAGCAGATAGCTTTCTTGCAGACTAACCCTAGCTTGCTTGCAAGCTTTATCCAATACCTTAAAGCGTTTCTCAGTAAGCTCACTTACCACAGAACTCGTAAAGATTTATCTCCTGAAATGCGTGACGCCGTTAACAATGTTGTTCGCGAGCTACGTGCTATGGAGTTAGCCTACCGTCCAGCTCCACGTAGCGTAACTTACAATACACGTAACGGAGAACAGATTGTAGACGCTCTAGTTAAGCAAGCTGTTGGCTACCGGATGCTGGCTCCTGACGATTCTTCTGATGACGAGGCTACCTTGGACCTTGAGTCTAGGTTCGGAGCTGATGTTGATTTGCAATACATGGCAGCAATAGAAGCGGGTGACATGGAGACCGTTCAGAAAATGGTTGATGCCGCTGCTGAGTCTCAGGGGTATATGTATAAAGGAGCTAGGATTGGTTATTACAAAGACGGGAGAGCACTGCAACCTTCTGCTGGGGAATTGAATTTTGCTCAGGGCTACTTCATGGCCGAGGGAACTGGTGTCCCAACAAGAGATTCTTGGTCGGTAAGTAAAAAAATAAATTTAGTTGATGCACAGAATAATGATGTAAAGCCAGAAGACCTAGAACAGAGATCAGAGTTGGTCGCAGGAAAAGCGTTCACCCCATTTCTCATGGCCTCTCCATCAGAGGGGGGGATGGAGTTAACTCCAGAGGAACAGAAACTGGTTGAAGCAGAGATCAAATACCAGCATACCGTTAACAACGCATACAAGGAATCAGGAATCCGTGACGCAAAGCCAGAAAATTATGAATACTTCAAGTCCCCTCGCGCAGGTTTCGCTAAAGCGAGAAACTCTGAGATGGTTGATGCAACTATATGGTTCTCGCCCGCGTATTTCAGGAAAAAAACAGGAAGCGAACGCTCCGACACGGATAAAATCGATCCAAAAGACATGGCAGCCGGTAGTGACTTTTTTAAGAAGGCCCTATACATATTGATGCGTGATGGTCGTATTAAATACGATGCCGTAAGAGGTATAGGTGGCCGAACATCATCAGGTGAGATGGGGTCTGAGTTTATTGTCCCTAACCGAAACCAAATCAAATCACGGGAGCCGATTACCCGCGATAAAAAAGGAGAGATCATCCCCCTCTCAAAGAGGTTTGATTCCAGTAAAGATAGCATTATAGACCTAGAGTCTAGGTTCGGAGCTGATGTTCGCCTCGCCCCAGTTCATAAAGGGCAAGATCTTATCGATGATGCCATGCTCCATGGAACAAAGAACATTGATGCAGGTCCGAAAGGTAGTCGGCCACATATGATTGGAATGAAATTCTTTGAGATGATGGATCCGAAAGATCGGATTCATTGGGATCCAAAGAATCAGGATAAGATTGATAGGATGGGTGGGAGACTTTATGGAGTTCTCCAACGCGCATTGAATGAGTATCCTGATTTCGTTTCTTGGTATGAGGAAAGAGTTCAGATGTCTGTGGATATCTTTGAGGAGCTAGACCCAGATATTAAAAAACCCGAAGATAACTTTGTCTTCAAAACTTTATTAGCGGTAACATCTAACGGTAACAAAGTTGCCGCACAAACTGAGGACTCGTGGGCTATCTATCAGAACTGGAAGAAGACTGGAAAATTTGCCCCTGCTGAAACTAAGAATCCGGACACTGGAAACAACTGGGTAAGAGGCACTAGAACATCTGCAATTACAAATCAACTCAAGCTAATGGATGGTTTGGTTTCCAAGTATACTTGGGAACAGATGCAAAAATTTCTTGCTAGATCTGGAACGGTTAAGGAGTTGAAAGAAGCTTTAGTTTCTGAGCTCGATTTTACTAAACAAGATGCGTCTGACCTCCTCAAAGGAGAACTCATAGATGAAACCGTCCCCTTCGCCCTTATCTTCGGCCCTAAATTAGGATCATTCTACCACAACCTTAACGGTAAATTTAATTCTATAACCATGGATCTCTGGTTTATGAGAACCTTCGGTAGAACAGCGGGGACACAAATGAAAGTGGCTACCCCTGCCCAGCAAAGAAAAACGAACAAGCGGTTTGACGATGCCGTTGCCGCATACTTAACTAAAGATCCTAAAGGAGAGTTGTTTAAGTTAGCCAAGTTAGGTAGGAAACGAAAGCGTTCTGTTGAAGTCGTAATGGCTTTGAAAAATTATTACACTTCTCCAGCCAATAGATCAAAGTATTATGATGAGAAGACTAAGTCGTGGGTAACCCTTAAAAAGGGGGAGAAGATGGAAAAGATTTCTCCTCTTGATAACGAACTAAGGAAAGCAACTAATCAATTAGAAAAGATTGTTGATGGGCATGAGCTTGTTGAAGCCCCACAAAATGGTAGTCACAGAAGATTCATGAGGTTGTCCATGTATAATGCAATGGACAAATTAGAACAAAACAATGGAATCAAAATGATTCCAGCAGAAGCACAAGCAATATTATGGTATTATGAAAAAGCAGTCCACACGGAATTCGGTTCCGGAAAAGATGAAGAAGCCCCCGACTACGCAACCGCAGCCAATGACGTATACCGATCAATCACCGGAAGCAATGCAGGATCCTTCACTGTATCCACAGCAAACATCCGAAGAAGAGATTTACGAGGAAGCGTTGGCGAGGATAGTAGATCGTCTAGAGAAAGAAGGCGTAATCTAGACCTTGAGTCTAGGTTCGGGGCTGATGCTAAGATCCCCGACTTCCTCAACGAGGTGGATATGCAGGAGGTTGAGATCGGTCAGTGGCTTGAGCTGCTCGACGTTCCTTTGATGGAGCTACATGAGTATGACATCAAAGCTAAGGACGGAACCTTTGGAACTAAATTCAAAAGGTTCTGGATCAGAACATTCCAACGGAGAGCAGACAAAAGAGTTGTTCGTTTCTTTAATCAAACGAATGCATTCATCAGAGAGACTAAGTCTATTGTAGAAATATATCAAAAGAAGCATGACCGTCTCTTGGTGCAGGAAGAAAAAAGGTTAGGTCAGCCTATACCTCCTACGTTGATTGCCCATGCATCTGGTTCAACCAATGGCTCTCAATTAACATTCGCTCAAGAGGAAGAAGTAGATTCTGATCATGCTTCAGACCTTGCGAAAGCGATGAAGATAATGGATCAAGCAGATCGCAAAGCTGCTATTGATGCAGCCGCGAAAGCTAAGGCGAGTAAGATCATGATGTTCAGAAATAAGAACAGAGCTGCTGAACTTAACGTGCGGAACAACGCATTGAAAAATCTCCTTACGGTTTCACCAAAGATGTATGCCTTGATAGTAGAGATGCGTCAACTTCAGGATCAGCTATCGAAGAAAGGTGTCGATGTTTTTGGAGGATCCATGGATGTAGCAGATCTTAACTTGGCGTTCAACTTTGATCGTGGAATCTATATCACAAGAAGGTATAGGATGTTTGAGGACAATGACTTCGCGGCTAAAGTTTTAGAGGACGATGTATATGAAGAGACACGGGACAAAGCTGTGTTGTATTTTGCGAAACAGAAAGCTCTACAAGATGTTGATGCCTTAATGCAGAAGCATGGTGTCGGATACAATGAGGCCCGACAGATGGTCGAAGAGGATCTGGTTAATAACCCTGAGCATCACGCTTCCGTTGGTCGTAAAATGATGCGATCATTTATCAAAGGATACCAGCATGGTGAAGCCCGCCGACAACTTAGGATTAAGCAAGGCTCATCTACTCAAGACATCGTCCTTCAAGATTCGTTCAACGACAAAGCTTTAAATAAGATAGCCCAGACTATCAACGAGAAGAAGAACATTCCCGATCCCGTCAGAGAATTACTCGGAGAGTTCGGAGAAGAAGCAGGCTCTACAAATCTTGGGCACTCTATTCTCCATACGGCTAGTATGCTGGCCAACCAGTCGTTCTTCAACAAGATCAAAAAGCTTGGATTAGAATCTGCCGATCCTTGGTTAGTTACCAAAGAACAGTATGATAAAGATCCAGAAAAGTATGAAGATTGGTCTCAGCTAAAAGCTGACACGGGCGAGGAAGATCTCGCGCCTATCAAGGGGATGTATTTCAAGGGAGATATTGCAGAACAATTTGAAGATCTGTTTAGTGACCCGAAAGAAATGCGTGACATTAACAACGAGCGTGTTGAGTTTGAAACTCGTATAGGTTCTTTTATCAGAAAGGCAACGGGATACTCTCTCGCTCTAAAGACATTAGGATCTGTAGGATTTTATTTCCGAAACATGGTAGGTAATGCCATGTATTTCGGACCAATGCAGGGCTACTGGGGTGGTGGAAAACTTCTGTTTGAGGAAGCTGCTGGTGGACTTGCTGCGATAGGTTCTGTTATGGGTGAGGCTGACATAAACAGCAACCAATCTCTAATGGTTCAAGCGGCACGAGGTTCTTTGGCTGATTTAAACTGGCACCTGACTGAACTAAAAACCATGGATGTTTTCGGGGATGAGTTGGAAGTAACGCAGATCCAAAACCTTTTAGCTGGCCGAACTACTTATGCTGATCTTGAAGCAGATCTAAAGAAAGCTGGTGAGCTCCATCAACAAATGGCTAACCAGATTAATACGAAATCTAAGGGATCTATTCCTGAGGGAGCTGCTGATCTGTTAGCTAAGTATGGGCTCGACGGTTGGGAACTTACTAAGACTGGAGCCAAGCGAGCCAAAGGTGCATCAGATGCCTTGATGAAGTTGGGTGGTCGGCTTGCTTCAGCGGCTGATGGTTTCTTTAAGATAGGTCTATACAACTTTGAATTAGATACACTGGTTGAAGCAGCTAAACAGGCACCCCCAAGTGACCCACTTAGCAAAATGATTTCAGGTCCAAACAATACGCCATCATCAGGACTTAAACAGATGGCTGCTGAGATTGTTAAGGACACAACCCAATCATATAGCCGAGCCTTACCAATAATTAAGACGTTCTCGCGCAGTTCTATGGGTGTAGTGATTGCCCCATATATTCGATTTGCTGCGGATGTTCCCCGAGTATTTATCAACGGGATCTTCCAAGCTAAAAAAGAGATGGCTAGTAAAAACCCAGTCATCAGGAAGAGGGGTAAACGAAGAGCACTCGGAGCGTTAACAACTACGGCTGCATCGTTAGCCCTCACAAAGGGTAGTCAACTACTACTGTTTGGATTCGATGACGAGGATGAGATGGATATGATCCGAGGAGGTCTGCCAAAGTGGATGCGCTCTGCGGGTATATGTTTTTATAAAACAGAAGACGGAGAAATATATGGGACGGACTTAACTTTCTTAAACCCTTTCGCGGCTTATCAAGAACCATTCGTAAGAGGACTGGAAGCCCTACTCAAAGGAGACATTGGTGGTGCCGTTTCAAAAACTCTATGGGTAGATGGTTTACTTAAACCATTTGCATCCGAGCAAATCCTGTTTGGTGCCCTCACTGATGTGATGTTTAATGAGGATGAGTATGGTCGAAAGCTTGTTCAAGAGGGTGAAGACTGGGGTGCCTTCACATTACTGGAGCAGGTCTGGAAAAGGGCCTACGAACCGAGAACATTTAGGGCAGCTAAAGATTCTTTTGATGCTGTCTTCGCAGACAAATCTGAGGCGTGGTTCACCAGCCCACTGGGTCTAATTTGGAAAGAGGTTCTGCCTGTTAAACCATATAAGCTTGACGTGGATAAGACATTCCGGAGGTATCTCCGAAACCATATGGAGGATTACCGGAACAACAGGATGTCTCTTGAAAAAGAAACCATGAGCCCGAGTGATGTGAAGGATGAGTATGACAAGTTCGCTAAGGTAAGAATCTACCAAGCTAATGACTTCTCTAGAGCTGTGATCGGTGCAGAAAAACTTGGCAAGAGTCTATTTTCAATAGAGAAAGATGCTAAATCTTTTGGGGTAAGTAAAGAAAGGCTCCGACTTAATCGATTAGAGTTAATCATGAGACCCGTCATGTCCGATCCCATGAAGCGGAGAATGATTACTGATAGCAAGCTCCAGCTAAGATACTCAGACTACCTCAATGCCCGAGACAAGTATGATCTTTACATTCCGACGGGGGACTAACCCTGATCCTCGGAAGCAATAGCCTTAATAAGAATCGCATAGTTAACGATGTCCTCGCAGGCATCGTTGACTGATTCTTCTTTGACTGATAGCTTACCGTCGTTCGCAAACGAATTGATCCGCTGAATCTTATCCTGCATCCGAAGCAGGATCCCTTTGATAGGGTGAATGCCTACGGTTTCGGACGCACGGAAGTTGGCGAACGGGTCGCACGCTTCTGAGCCTCCCGTGTAGTCCTTGTTCTTTGACTCCATAATGCTACGACAACGCTCGCTGGTAGCAGTATGTAACGCCAATAGTTCTTCATGAGTCATAATGACAGAATAGGTATGTGATTACAGCAAGCAAGGCTAATATTCCTAGGCCAATCACCCGTTCCATATCGAATAGCCAATCACTCATCTAGCACTCCTTCCCTGATCTCCTTGATCTCCTGATTAATTTCATCTCGGATCACCACAAGCCTTTCGATCTTGCCAGTAAGCACGAGCTTCTCATCGCGGAGGATGGCGAGCCTCATGACATCTCGTTCGCTTAGATACTTTTCTTTCTCTAAGGTTTCACTAATTATTTTATCCATTGTTTTGTTTGGTTTTGTTTAAGCATCGAACATAGTTTCGATTAAAAGAACCGTGTCTTGAGAGAGTTTACTCTCAAGCTCGGGGTAGTTTTTTAGTAGTCTGTATTCACAAATCTCTGCTGTTTGTTTCTTATCTGGTTTCTTGGCGCAAGATTTACAAACTCCGTAGTTGCATACGTGAGTGCTGTATCTGTCATCCGTAGTCCAAACACCCAATATAGCTGCTGGTTTATTTTTACCGCAATAAGCACAAGCACACATAACTCTGTTGCCTTTATCTTTTGTTTTATTTATCACGGGTTTGTTTGGTTTTGTTTTCTAGGGCTTCATCTATGTCATGACGTAAGAATTCTAATCCATGCACCAAGTAATCCCATAGGGTGTTGTCGTGCTTAGGCTCCAAGTCTAGGGTGTCTTTTAAGTTGGCGTATATCTCACGCTTCTTGGCCACCCATTTAGCATCAAGATTCCGGATCTGGATTCGGGAATCATGGAGCATTTTAATTTTGTTTTCCTTGGTCATGTATAGCGAATGTGTTGTTGGTTATTTCCATTAGGGCATCATAGATAGCTAGAGTTTCCTCGTAATGCAGCATCTCCTCATGCTGTGATGTGTCGTAGCAGATAGCCGCGATAGCATGGATGAATCGATCCATATGTTTTACTTGATGGGCTCGCACGCATCTAATCGAGGCGCTGTGTGTGAATGCGATGATGGACCATCCGGAAGGATTGACATCGGAGTCATCAACACGGGCCTTCAATGACAGTTTAGTGTCATTGATATGCAGTGTTTTAGTCTGAGTATTTGTGGGTTCTTTCATGAGTAAGAGGTAGTTGTTAAAGTGCAAATGTTAGAGTGGTGAATCGTGTCCATTGCCTCTAGCTTTTTAGCTATAGCTTTCATGACATACTCTTCGATAGAATTGTGTGACAGTAGAACCTTTTGAAGGGCGTCTGACTTAGCCCCGTTACGGTGGATCCGGCCCAGAACTTGGGCGAACTCCTTGGCGTTGAAGCTCGGGCTGATGAGGGACAATCGGGGCCTGTCTCCTTTGATGTCGTGGAGGGATATACCTGTGCCCCCTGTGGCGGCATTCACTACAATGCAATGTGTCTCATCAGCTTGGAAAGATTGAATGATCTCTTCCCTTTCCTCTGCTGGGACAGAGCCATCGATAAACTCACAGTCTAAAAGAGCTGCTACTTCACGCAAAGACTCGGTGAAATTCAGGAACACAACTACGCTATGTCCTTCAGCCACAGCATCTTGCGCCATCTCTGCAATGTCCACAACTTTGTAAGCCTCACTCTCTTGCCTAGCTTTTAGAATCTTCACGATGATAGGTGTGTCATCGTCATCGTCAAAGTCAGGCAGCTTACCTGTTGCTACATACTCGACCATATCCTCTTCCGATATCTTCATGTTCTTGTAACTCTTAATTATCTTGGTGTTGTTTTTGAACTCAATTGGATCCACGATGACACGGTTATCCCTAAAAGAATCAGGGAAATCTGACACGGTCAGACCCTTAGTGCTGATGTCGTAAATAGATTTGCGGATTTTCTTCTGAGCTTTACGTGGTTCTGAAATCTCCCAACCACCCCAGTGTCCTTTGTAGCAGCCCATCTTTTTAAGCCAGCCGAAGTAAGAGCGTAGATTGTTCCTCGCCTGATCGTTAGAGTGTAGGTCCAGCATATAACCGAGGGGTCTCATCTCAATGGGTGACTCACAAGGCGTGCCTGACATACCATGGATCCGGAATCCCTGACGGACCAGAGCCACCAGCAGGTTTGCATTGAGGGACCATGGCCCCTTGCATTTGTGGATCTCATCGACCAGAACGAGTGTATCTTTCGACAGATCCCATCCGAAGTTCTTCTTACCGAGGCGGCATACGTGCTCAGTCTTCCCAGTCCTAAGCTTTTCCACGTTGTGGATGAACACAGGCTCCAGCCCACACTCCTTTAACTCCGAGGACCATGAGGGGATGACGGCTTTGGGACAGATCACAGCTACCCGATTGATGGTGGGTGATTGCTTGATCACTGACGAGGCTACCTGAGCCCCGACTACAGTCTTACCCGTGCCCATCTGAGATGAGTCGAGGGTGTTACCCCCTGATAGGAGGCGGTTTACAAAGAAGTCGTGTGCCCTTTGCTGGGGTGTATACAATTGTTTCATTTATTTTAGGTATTCTTGAGCCATAGCCCATGTGTTTATTACCTCTAGGCATTCGGCCATCGAGGGATTTCCGTCCAGATAAATCCATTCTCCACCACTCTGTTCCCAGATCCCCCACTTCCAATCAGAGCCCTTGCTACCCGAGGGAACTTCGTGCTGGGGGTGCTCTCTTGATGAGTCCTCAACACGGTAATGGTTGAAGTCCTTGTCGAGAACATCGTAAAGCCCACGCTCTATTTTTTTTACCAGCATATTATTGTATTGAGGTAGCCCCCCGAAGGGGGCCTGATTATAAATCAAGGCTTAGTCAAGGCCCGACCTAGGTTTGTCCAATTCTTTTGTTAGCGCAAGGTTTATTTTGCACGCGATACTGACTGGCTAATTCATCCCATGTGAATTTACCCTCGGCTCGGTCGATCTGCGCCTGCAATCGTTCCATCTCTTGGCGGTGCATGGACTGCCTAGCACGATCGAGGTTAGCCCAGAATGCATCGCTGCCTGTGGCTCGGATTAGTTTACTCATGGCTTCCGGTGTTTACTTGGATGAATGACAGGCCATTAAAATCATTGTTAATGATCTGAAGAACATCTTTAAGATAGGGCGTAGCGTAGCACCTGTTAAATGCCACGGCTCGTTTACCTTTACCTGTCTCCACGAACCTGATGTCCATTGATATGGTGATAAGGTTCTTTTTCTGCAACGACCGCGCCGTGACGCCTGCCTTCGTCGGGCCGTTGGGATCGTCTTCCCCACCCAAGATCGAGTAGATTTCTTGGAAGGTGCATGATGGTTTGCAGGCAATCACCATAGCTACGGCGGCTTGGTTGAATGTTAAGATCTTAGCGCGGTTGAAATTTTCAAACGCGGCTATGAGCTTAGGGTCTATTATTGGTTTCGTCTTCATAAGTTTGATCCATATGGTCTTGAGCTTCGGCGCATCTTGCGTCCAGCCATTGGTGATAGGCATCTATCTCTGCCTCTAGTTCTGCCTCGGTCATCTGTCCATACCGAGGCCCGTCTGCTAACAGGTCACTGATCATGACCACATCTCCTTTCTCAACTCGGCAATGAATCCAAACCCATCCGCGTGGTTGCGGATCTTCTGAAGGGTAGCCACGTGGTCCCGTTCATCGTCTCTCCAGAATGGGTTGTGCCCAAGCAGCCAGAGGGCCTCCAGTTTCTTTTGCCAGTTGCCGTGGAACTCCTGCGCCAAGAGCATGAACGCCTCCCTGACATCATCCCCCTGAGCCCAGTCAGGTAGGTGCTTAGTCATCACCACATCGAGAGCACGCTTGAACTCCAGCACGATATAGTCGCGGATTAAATTGAATGCATCTGTCGTGGACGAGGCCACGTAGACCAGATCTTTGCGGCCCTCAGGCCACACATGGATGGCTCCCAAATTAGGGTAAGCCCTAGCTTTGAAGCCATGGACCCCAGCCCAGTGCCGGAGATCTTTAAGCGTCATCAATTCGTCGGTGAAGACGGGTCTTATATTATTTGTATTCATAGATTGATCGGAATGAATCCTGAATGTGGCCCCCGCACTCGGAGTCAGGGGCCATGGTTCAAGGTTCAGGGTTGTAGTTTCGGTGGCCGAATCTTTTTGATCGTCGATCATACACAACTTTTTTGTAATCACATCCTGACAGGGGGTGGTGATCACGTATGAGGACTAGTTCCCCTCTTATCACGGCGTCTTTTTCTCCCACTGTGAGCCGAGAAACCCAACGGTAGGGTTGCGATCCCCGCCCGTGAATCTGGGCAGTTCGGCTTATTGTTTTTTTCATAGTTCAGGTTACAGGGTTCAGCGGTAAGTCTAGTTAGTTGAAATCATTTGTCAATTCTTTTCCTGGGTCACCCATTGGTAAGGGATGCCCTCTAGCTTAAAGGCCCAAGGGAACCGAGCCGTAGTCATCGAAGAGGCTACCTCCTCGGGCGTCATGGGGACATAATAGCCCAACGCAATCCCGACCTTCCGACAGGGCGTCCTTAGATAGGACCACTCGTCTGTCGTGTCAGCCTTCTCGTCGATCCAATCGAATGCCTCGTTGAAATCTGTGATGCTCTCCCACTCACCAGTGATGGCCTCATCGAGGAGGGACTCGACCTCTTGGAGGAGGCTGGGAGATGAGTGCTCCCTTATTATCTGTTCTTTAGTCATGGTTACTTGTTAAGGTTAAGGGTCAAGCGGACGCTATCCTCGTCTTCTTCGCGGTTGAATATCTTACTCGCCTCAGTGGTGAGGTCATCCAGCTC